GCCTGCCCGAAAGTGAGCCTTTGCCCGATGCCGGGCAGTGACCCGCAGACGAACGGCGATTTAAGTGCCGATATCCGGCAGCTTGAGAACGCGCTGGCACGCTGTGCCAGCCAGGTAAAAATGATTAAACACTGTCAGGACGAAAACGATGCTCAAACCCGACAGCCTGCGCAGGGCGCTGACTGATGCCGTCACGGTGCTGAAAACCAGTCCCGAGATGCTGCGGATATTCGTGGATAACGGGAGTATTGCCTCCACACTGGCGACGTCGCTGTCATTCGAAAAGCGTTACACGCTCAATGTGATTGTGACCGACTTTACCGGTGATTTTGACCTGCTCATCGTGCCGGTGCTGGCGTGGCTGCGGGAAAATCAGCCCGACATCATGACCACCGACGCAGGCCAGAAAAAGGGCTTCACGTTTTATGCAGACATCAACAATGACAGCAGCTTTGATATCAGCATCAGCCTGATGCTGACCGAGCGCACGCTGGTCAGTGAGGTGGACGGCGCACTGCATGTGAAGAATATCCCGGACCCCCCGCCGCCGGAGCCGGTCACCCGCCCGATGGAGCTTTATATCAATGGTGAACTGGTGAGTAAGTGGGATGAATGAGTTTAAGCGTTTTGAAGACCGTCTGACCGGACTGATTGAATCGCTGTCAACGTCAGGGCGTCGGCGACTGGCGGTAGATATTGCGAAGAAGCTGCGCCAGCGCCAGCAGCAGCGAATTAAATTACAAAAAGCCCCGGATGGTACGCCGTATGTACCGAGAAAAAACCAACCAGTACGAAATAAGAAAGGCCGGATAAAGCGGGATATGTTTTTGAAATTACGCACTAACCGGTTTATGAAAGCAACAGGTAGCGAGAGTGCGGCGGTGGTGGCGTTTGCCAGCGGAGTACAACGAATTGCGCGAGTACATCAATTAGGGCTTAGGGATAAGCCGGGGCGTAATAGTGCTGTGGTGGAATATCCTGTTCGTGAGTTATTTGGTTTTGACAAGGAATCTATACAATTGATAGAAAGGGAGTTATTAGTGATTCTATCGAAAGATGTTATATGAGACGGGTGTTTGTGGATAAAAAGTTTTCCATTTTGAGAAAAAGAGTAAAGCATTCTCAAAAGAAAGTCATGGATTGTATTATTGCTGACCATAATGCTGATATATGTGTGTTATGCGGGAGTTCTGACGATATTACTCGTGAGCACATTATTCCTCAGTGGGCCTTTGAGTCAAATGCTGAAAAATCTTTAATTAATAAAAAGAATAATCAGTCAACTCATTACATTAAAGCCACTGTACCAGCATGCAGAGTGTGCAATTCTGATTTGCTGGGAGTGTTTGAGTATAACCTGAAGAAATTTCTTACGGAAAAGAGAGGGGAGGAGTTAACAGATTATGAGTATGATTGCATCATATGGTGGTTGCAATACATGGGTTTTAAGTTGCAATTAATGGATTTGCGGAACCGCTTTCTCAGGTATAAAGGTGGTGATTATATCCCGTTTCTTGCAAACTTCCCGGTTGCAATGTTTTGGGGGAATGTCGATACGACGCCGGGGGATGTCTTCAGGATTATACGAAAATCGCGACGCAATCTGATGTCGAAATGGAAGGATAAAAAACATAATTCTTTGATGGTTTTTGAAACATCAAACAAGAGTTTTCATTTCTTTCATAAGGTTGATGAATTTATTTTTATTGAAATTCCTCAGGTTAAGAAGGCGTTTTTCTTCTTTTTTAATAAAGAATTTGACAGCCATGATTTAGCTCATGAGGAGTGTATGAAGATTATAGAGAAGTGCTACAACTAATATTTGTTATGTTGTGTCACAGCTGACAGAACCCTCCATGATTGCTGCTGGTATCGTCCAGCGGCATCCTTCCCGTTATGAACACTCTCGCAAATATTCAGGAACTCGCGCGCGCACTGCGCAATATGATTCGCACCGGCGTTATCGTCGAAACCGACCTTAACGCCGGTCGCTGCCGTGTGCAGACCGGCGGCATGTGCACCGACTGGCTTCAGTGGTTGACCCATCGTGCCGGGCGTTCGCGTACATGGTGGGCACCTTCCGTGGGGGAACAGGTGCTGATTCTGGCCGTGGGCGGTGAACTTGACACGGCGTTTGTTCTGCCGGGGATTTATTCCGGTGATAACCCCGCGCCGTCTGCGTCGGCGGATGCCCTGCATATCCGTTTCCCTGACGGGGCGGTGATTGAGTATGAACCCGAAACCAGTGCACTCATGGTAAGCGGAATTAAAACGGTCAGCGTGACGGCTTCTGATTCTGTTACTGCCACGGTGCCGGTGGTCATGGTGAAAGCATCAACCCGCATCACCATGGACGCACCGGAGGTGGTCTGCACCAACAGGCTGATTACCGGCACGCTGGAAGTGCAGAAGGGCGGGACGATGCGCGGCAACATTGAACACACCGGCGGTGAACTCTCATCAAACGGTAAGGTACTGCATACCCATAAACACCCCGGCGACAGCGGCGGCACAACCGGGAGTCCTCTATGACAGCGCGTTATCTCGGAATGAATCGCAGTGATGGCCTGACGGTCACTGACCTTGAGCATATCAGCCAGAGTATCGGCGATATCCTGCGCACACCGGTCGGCTCACGGGTGATGCGTCGTGATTACGGCTCGTTGCTGGCGTCAATGATTGACCAGCCGCAGACCCCGGCGCTTGAGTTACAGATTAAGGTCGCCTGTTACATGGCCGTGCTGAAATGGGAACCCCGCGTCACCCTGTCATCCGTCACCACGGCGCGCAGTTTTGACGGGCGAATGACGGTCACGTTAACCGGTCAGCACAACGACACCGGCCAGCCACTTTCGTTAACCATCCCTGTGAGTTGAAACCATGCCGATTATCGACCTGAACCAGCTACCTGCACCGGATGTGGTCGAGGAGCTGGACTTTGAAACCATTCTTGCCGAACGCAAGGCGACACTGATTTCCCTTTACCCGGAAGACCAGCAGGAGGCGGTCGCCCGTACCCTGACGCTGGAATCCGAGCCTCTCGTCAAACTGCTGGAGGAAAATGCTTATCGTGAGCTTATCTGGCGTCAGCGTGTGAATGAGGCCGCACGGGCGGTAATGCTGGCCTGTGCCGCCGGTAATGACCTTGATGTGATTGGTGCCAATTACAACACCACGCGCCTGATTATCACCCCGGCAGATGATTCGACCATCCCGCCGACAGCGGCAGTAATGGAATCTGACACTGATTATCGTCTGCGTATTCAGCAGGCGTTTGAAGGTTTAAGCGTCGCCGGGTCGGTGGGTGCCTATCAGTATCATGGTCGCAGTGCCGACGGGCGTGTCGCGGATATCTCTGTCACCAGTCCGTCTCCGGCCTGCGTCACCATCTCCGTGCTGTCTCGTGAAAATAACGGTGTGGCATCCGAAGACCTGCTGGCCGTGGTGCGTAACGCCCTTAATGGTGAGGACGTCAGGCCGGTGGCCGACCGCGTGACCGTGCAGTCTGCCGCCATCGTTGAATACCAGATAAACGCCACGCTTTACCTTTACCCTGGTCCCGAAAGCGAACCCATCCGCGCTGCTGCCGTGAAAAAACTGGAAGCGTACATCACGGCACAGCACCGGCTGGGGCGCGACATCCGTCTGTCTGCCATTTATGCCGCTTTGCATGTGGAAGGCGTGCAGCGTGTCAAGCTGGCCGCACCACTGGCCGACATCGTGCTCAACAATACGCAGGCGTCTTTCTGTACTGAATACCGCGTCGTGACGGGAGGTTCGGATGAGTGATTCGCGACTGCTGCCGACCGGCTCATCACCGCTTGAAGTCGCCGCCGCAAAAGCCTGTGCGGAAATTGAAAAAACGCCGGTCAGTATTCGTGAGCTGTGGAACCCGGATACCTGTCCGGCAAATCTGCTGCCGTGGCTGGCGTGGTCATTTTCGGTTGACCGCTGGGATGATAAGTGGCCGGAAGCGACAAAACGCGCTGTTATCCGCGATGCGTATTTCATTCACTGCCATAAGGGCACTATTGGTGCGATTCGCCGTGTGGTGGAGCCGCTCGGCTATCTGATTGAGGTGAGGGAGTGGTGGCAGCTCAACGAGGAGCCGGGGACGTTCCGCATCGTTGTTGGCGTGCTTGAGCAGGGTATTACCGAGGAAATGTATCAGGAGCTGGAGCGCCTCGTTGCTGATGCAAAACCGGCAAGCCGCCATCTGACGGGACTGGCTATCAGTTTAAGTACAACCGGCAACATTTTTGCCGGTGCGGGATGCTATCACGGCGACGCCCTGACGGTTTATCCCTACACCCCGGAGGCCATTATTGTCGGAGGGGATTATTTCCCGGCCTCGGCCATTCA